GACGCTCTGACGCGTTCCAATGACTTGTGCTAAAGGTTACCATTACGAATGGTCCCTAGCATACGGTCGGACACCATAAGATTCAAACCTTATGTTGGCGTTAGGACAGTCGTTACGTTTAGTCGCGAAAGCGTCGACTTTGAGTCGATATAACGTTTTAGTCCCATTTGTTTATTTGCATCCCGCGTTAAGTTTTGTCCCGTTTCCGGGCCAGTACACTGCCTGGTATAATTTGGGTTCACGCTTATCACAAGCCTTACATGATAACTTCTGCAGGTTCTGCAGAGACAACTTTACCACACTCTTCGAGGTCCGTTCGGACAGGGAAGAATTTCGTAAGTCGGTTCCGAAATTTGAGAAGACGAGTCGAATTCCTAATAAGGGATTTTACCTCCTCCTCAGGTTTCCGAAAGTCTTCTGTCAATTCGGCAGAAACCCGATCGACGATTTTCCCAACTTCCATCAGACCTTGAAAGATTTCAAGGATATTTTCGATTTTGTCTACCGAGACGCTAATCCCGGAGTCATAGTCGGCAATACCCAATCCATCTCTCACATCCTCAGGCTGAAGGGATAAATCAAAGTCAAGTTTGGCTCTACTCGCATTCTTCATTGCTCTCAGAATAGAGAGTCTTTCGAAATCGCGCACTAGGTAACCATCCAACAAATCGTAAATCGGATTCGTTAGTGATTTCGTACTGTACGAAGTCGGGACTCTGTCTTCATACTGCAAGAAGACGGGCGTCCGGTTGTCGAGTCCGGAAGTTGGAACCGACTCTGCAAAGGGGCTTCGAAGGGTCTGAACCTTTCGTTGCAATCTAAACAGAGCCGTTTCCATCGTATCGTACTCGACATCCCAGACCGATTGAAGCATCTCTTGCCAGTTCTCGTCCGGAATGACGGCCATCGTCCGCAAGGACGTTAGCCGCAGCCATAGATCCCATGGTAGAGGGGAAACCCCGTTCGGTGAGAACCATGCTAGTACGTAATTTCGGCACCGTTTCGGTAGATTACTAAAAAGGCCCGTGAGGGCCGACTTAGCCGTATTACTGATTCCTACGACCGAAAGATATCTAGCCAAAGAGACCATTTTTGCCCGCCGAGCAAGCTCGACGAAAGCGGGGAGAGAATGGGATGCGACCGCTACCTCCTTTAGGGAGATAGGGGAAGCGTCTTGTCCTCTCCAAATGAACCGTTTAGCAAACTCCATGCTAATACCAACGTCCGCAACCAGAGACTTGCTTCGGTTAATACTAACACCAAGTGCTTCGACCATAATTCGATAGTATTCCTCAGCGATAAGTTTATCCCCGATGACGATATCGTCACCAAGTACTGCATATGCCGGGAACCAATCTACAGTTTTCCTTACCCTGTAAGCTGCTAGCTGTACCACAAAGTGGTGCGTTAACGCTAGC